AAGCAAAGGCCCTGCGCGGGAAGGTCCACGACGACTATCAGACGTGGCGTGGGAAGAACCAGCCCTTTGTGCTGCGTAAGCGTCCGACGATGTCGCTCTCTAAGATCTCCCTTGACGACCGTGACCTTAAACTCAAGGTCAACTGGAGAGAGCAGGGGGTCAGTGAAGTGGTCAGCTTGAAGATCTACGTAGCATACGACCTGGCGAGCCAGGCGATCATCGGGTACGCCTTCAGTGGGAAGAAACGACACGACATCTTCCTCGGGTGCTTGCAGTCAACCTTCCGCACGCTCCTCTCCCTGGGGCTTCCCTGCCCCTATGAGGCCGAAGTGGAGCAGCACCTGGTATCCGACTTTAAGGATACGCTGATGCGCCCTGGGGTGCTATTCCCCGAGCCCAACTTCCTCGCTCCTGGGAACTCACAAGCGAAGGGTGCGGAACACATGAACCGCCTCTTTAAGTACCAGACGGAAAAGGAGTACATCCCTAACACGGGGCGTCACTATGCCCGCCTTGATGCCAACCAGACGAGTGAGGAGAAGAGCTTCGACGAGCACAACGACCGATTCAAAGCTAAGGTGTGGGCTTACGATGACGCAGTCGCCTTCTATGAGGGCCTCATCTACGAGTACAACCACTCCCCTCACAGCAACACCGCCTACTGGGGTGGGCGCACCCGCTGGGAGGTCCTCCAGGAGTCTGTAAACCCTCAGCTGGCAGAGATAGACGTCCACAAGCTGGCGACTCTCATCGGAGAGCACCGCTCAACGTCCGTCCGCCGAGGGCACATCAAAGCCAACTACCGCAGCTTCGCCCTCTCTACCGAGGGTATAAGCAAGCTGAAGGACCGCAACGGGAAGGTCGACGCGTATTGGTGGGAGCAGGAAGAGGGTGAGATGAACGAGGTCTACATCTACGAAGGTGGTCGCTTCATCGAGACCGCCTGCGAAATCCAGCGCATCAACGAAGCTAAGGCCGAGCAGACCGACGAAGACCGCCACCAGCTACACATGCAGCTGCAGCGCGTGAAAGCCTTCGACGCGCACATCGCAGAGCGCCTTCCGAGCAAGGCACGCCTCCTCAAGGAAGAGACGCACAAGACGCTCACCGAACTCAAGCCTGTCGAGGTAGTCACGATGAAGCGTGGCGACGATGGCGAGCTGCTCGACAGCGACTACCTGCAGAGCAGTCCTGAAGAAGCCCGCATGCGAGCGATGGCAGACTTATAACATCATACGAATACTAATTAAATCGGATTGAAATGAAATACAATGGTAAAGAGTACTGGACTCGTGAGGAGCTCATTGAGGCATTTGACGCAGATGGATTCAATGAGAGGAACAAGATAGGAGGCTTTGGCTTAGCTCTATTCATCCCCGACCTCTACGATGGACTAATCTATGCAGAAGAGAACTTCAGCAAAGAAGTTATGTCGAGCCTAACGATGCAAACGTTCAGCCCAGACTAATATGAAGATGACAGTGATATTTGAGGCTTGCTATATGTGGACTGATCTCATAGAAATTCTTGGCGAAGAAAGAGCCAGCCGACTAAGAAAGAGAGGATCCTTCGGTAAGGCTTATAAAAGTGATAGCAAAGAGGTCTACTTCGAGGAGAAGCAATTCTCTCGGTGGGCAAAGAAACTAATAAACCGACACTAGAATGAAGAAGAAAGTAAAGAAGAAGGTGAGTACCGTTGTCTACTCAAAGGAAGGGCTTATATCCATTTTGGGGGTAGATAAGTACAACGAGCTGAATAGCAGCAACGAGTTTGGTATGGAGGAGTCCTACCTTAGCGGAGATATGCTCATAACCATCTTCAGGGAAGCTCGATTCACCGAAACCGCCCTAAATGCAGTATGCCATGCAACTAAGTAACGAACTCAAAGAACGCACGCTCACGGCGATCCTCGCCGACAGAGCGAACTACCCCAGCGACAGCAAGCACGCTACGGCTATCGGTATCTCCTCGAGTGTCTACTCTACGATCAAGAAGGGGAAGCTCGACAAGCAGCTGAGCGACTCAGCGTGGCTCAGCCTTGCACGCCGCCTCAACGTACCTCTGCGCGGGGAGATCGAGTGGAAGGTCGCAAAGACCGACACCTACTCCTACATCACCAGCCAGCTGGAAGCCTGCCAGGAGCGCAGCCTTAGCGCCCTCCTCTGCGACATCCCTAATATCGGGAAGACCTTCAGCGCTCGCCACTATGCCCGCATGCACAAGCACGTCGTATATATCGACTGCTCGCAGACGAAGACGAAGGTCCGCCTGGTCCGCTCCATCGCTATCGGCTTTGGCTTGGATGCTAAGGGGCGCTACGAAGAGGTCTATGCCGACCTGGTCTACTACCTCAAGGGGCTGGATAATCCTCTGATTATCCTCGATGAGGCTGGGGACTTGCAGTATGAAGCCTTCCTCGAGCTCAAGGCGCTGTGGAATGCTACGGAGCGCGCCTGCGGATGGTATATGATGGGCGCTGACGGCCTGAGAGCCAAAATCGAGCGTAGTATCGACTGCTGCAAGGTCGGCTATACGGAGCTCTTCAGTCGCTTCGGGGATGCTTATCGTAAGGTCACCCCGCAGGATGGTGAGGAGCGTAAGAGCTTTCTCTTGAAGCAGGCGGTAGAGGTCGCTAAGCTCAACGCCCCCGAGGGGGTCGATGCCGTCAGTCTCGCCCGAAAGTCGGGCGGGCTCAGAAAGGTCTACACGGAGATCGAGAAGCTGAAACTGCAAGCGGGGGCGTAAGATGGCACGAGCATACTCCGCCAGCGAGGTGCTGGCAAAGAAAGTCCCTTCGATCCCCTTCGAGGGGCGCTGGAGGGAAGCCTTCGGCGAGCCTGGAAGGGCGGGGGTGTGGCTCATCTGGGGGCAATCCGCAAACGGGAAGAGCTCCTTCGCAATGCAACTAGCAAAAGAGCTGTGCAAGTATGGCAAGGTCGCCTACAATAGCATGGAGGAGTCACTATCCCTTTCCTTTCAGCGGAATATGGAGCGCTGTCGTATGGACGAGGAGGCAGGTCGCTTCATGGTCCTCGATAGAGAAAGCATGGAAGAGCTTAATACTCGTCTTAAGAAGCAGCGTAGCCCCGACTTTGTCATCATCGACAGCCTCCAATACACGGGACTCAATTATACCGACTACAAGCGCCTGAAAGAGGCGCACCCCAAGAAACTATTCATCTTCATCTCGCACGCTGACGGGGATAGGCCCAAGGGGGCTACCGCCGACAAAGTGCAGTACGATGCCGATATGAAAATCCTCGTGCAAGGATACCGTGCCATCTGCAAGGGGCGCTTCATCCCCGAGGCGGGTAAGCACTACAGCATCTGGGCAGAGGCAGAAGTAAAGTACTGGGGCTTAGAAACAGAAACAAATAACGAACCAACTAATAATTAAGAAATGATGAACTATCTACTCCTAATCGGATTCACCGTACTCGTTACGCTCGAGATCTTCGATAGAGTCTCTATCCGTCCTCTTATCAAGATCATAGAGGACTTGAGGAACTTCGATAATGAACTTCTGGAGCGTCTAGAGCGTGCCCTCACAGACTGCGCTCATGCACGCAGTGCCCATGCCGACTCAGAGGAAGAGCTGAGGACTTTGAGGAATGACCTGTCAAAGCTCAAGGCAGAACGTGAGCAGCTTCAAAGCGAACTTCTTGAGCAGCTCGAAAAGCGTACTGAGGAGGGAGAGTAATGGCACGCACTAACTACGCTGCATTCTATGCTCTCCTGAAGAGCATGCCAGGCGCATCAAAGGAAGACCTCGTCCTGCAGTGGACGAACGGGCGTACAGCCTCCCTTAAGGAGATGAGCGAGCGCGAGTATTCGCTGATGATCCGACAGCTCCGCCAGCAGGTAGAGAACCTCGAGGAGAAGAAGAAGGCACGCTCGGCGGTGCTAAAGCAATTTCAGCTCTATGGAATAGACACCACCGACTGGGATGCTGTTGACCGCTTTTGTTGCAACGCTCGTATCGCAGGTAAGCCCTTCCGATACCTCACTATCCCCGAGCTGAAGTCACTCCGAGTGAAGATGCTTTCGATACGTAATAAGGCCGAGTTGAAGGGCTATGAGCAGCGCAGGGTGGCGTTAGGTGCCGAGATCACCAAAGGACAACTACCTAACTAATGACACATGGGACGAATAGACAAGGCTGCCAAGCGTCATCTTGAGCAGTCCTACCAGCAGGATATCGAGATGTACGAGCGGGAGCGTGAGGAGCTCCTCAAGCGAATACGAGCCGACACGGCGACACCAGCTCAGCGAAGCAGATATACTGCGCTCGGATGGAAGATCGAAGCGGTACGACAGCGAATGGACAAGCGCTACCGCGACGGAGTGGAATCACCCATTAAAATCATACAATAAGATGGAACAACAAGAAAACAAGATGGTGGAAATCACCGAAGAGCAGCTGGCAGAGTTTCAGCGCCTCAAAGAACAAGAGCAAGCACGCGCAGAAGAGCAGCGTGCCAAGAATGAACGCGAGGACTTCCGCAAGCTCTGCGAGGAGACGGTCTCCGAGACATTTGGCGAGCTGAAGGCTGCGAATGAAGCTCTCAAGCGTGCGAAGATGCGCGTCCTCTCCGCCTTCAGCTCGCTTCTGGAACTTAAAATCTCCCTCATCGGGGGGAAGGAGCAGGGGCAGCACACCTTCCGAAATGAGGAGGCTAATCAGCGCATCACGATTGGGAAATATAAAAAGGTCTCCTATGACGCAACGGCAGACGCTGGTATCTCCCTCATCGAAGAGTCACTCGCGTCGATGGCTGATGGAGAGAAGTCGCAGAAGCTCGTGCGCATCATCCTCGACCTCCTCTCACGTGATGGCCGCGGTCAGATTCAGGCGGAGAACGTCATCCAGCTCGATAAGTATGTCGAAATGGTGGCAGACCCACGCTTTGCACGAGGCGTGACCATCATTAAGGAAGCCTTCTTAGCTGAGTGGACGCGTGTCTTCATCCGTGCTGAGGAGAAAGATGAGAAAGGCAAGTGGGTCAACATCCCCCTATCGATGGTCGAAGTATGACGTACGATCTCATGGGATCTGCGCAGAATCTAACAGAAGAAGAAATATGAATAAATGGTATTTGTGCACTGTCGCCTATGAGCGTCAGGGCGACGAGATGGGACTTAGGAAGGTCTCTGAAAGTTATCTGGTGGATGCCCTCTCCTTCACGGAGGCTGAGGAGCGTATCATCAAGGAGGTAACACCCTTCGTTTCGTGTGGTGTACTCGAAGTGGTGAACATCCGCCCGATGCGCTTGGCGGATATGCTGATCAATAACAACGGTAGCAACTACTACCGCGGGAAGGTCAACTTGATCACGCTGGATGCGAGCTCGGGGCAGGAGCGTAAGACCTCCGTGGCAATGGTGGTCAGAGAGGACTCCTTGCTCTCGGCAGCGACACTGCTGGAGTCTCACCTCAGCGAGAGCCTCTCCTCGTATGAGATCGTCAGCATCGCAGACCTCGGCATCCTCGACGTGTATCAGTATGTCGCACCTAAAGAGACGGACGTATGATTATAGCTGTTGACTTCGACGGCACGCTCTGTGAGAGTGCCTACCCCAGGATCGGAGATGTAATGCCAGGGGCGAAAAAGAGTCTCGAAGAGCTCCGCGAGAAGGGCCACTACATCATCATCTGGACTTGCAGAACAGGAGAGCTGCTTGTCAATGCGATCAACTGGCTCCTGGAGGAGGGCATCCCATTTGACCGAGTGAACGACCATGAGCCTGATAACCTCGCGATCTATGGCGATGGGGGCAAAAAGGTCTACGCCAATGTCTACATCGACGACAAGAACCTCGGAGGCTTCTCTGGCTGGTACGAGACGATGCGCCTGCTAAGAGCTCACCCCGACTACTAAGCAGGTCTACAACGATTGAGGGGGCGTGTGGCAACAGCTACACGCCCCCTCAAGTATTTGCTGTGAGAGGTATATTGGAGGTATCTTTGTGGTAGATAATCCCCACCACATCAGTAATATGCCCAAGGGTCGAAGTAAAGAGCTCATAGAGCAACGCAACCAAAAGCTGTACCAGAGGTATCGCTACCTGCTGGATGTTCGTCGTATGCGCTACTCTGCGGTATTCGAGATCCTGGAGCAGGAATTCTTTATTGCCGAGGGTACAATCTTACATATACTGCGCTCCATTATTAACGGCAAAGATACTCCTTCAGAGGCTCCGAAGAGGGAGTTTACGGGGTTTCGTGGGCCGAGGAAGAGAGCTGTATGCGAATCGACGGAGGATCTCCAGCCCACCCTATTTGAGGGGTGATAATCTCCGAGATACGGCAGGTGTACACCTCTTGGTAGACTTTGATGCCATGATTCCAAGTGTAGAATTTGCTCTCGACGCGTGTAAGCCCCGATGACTCTGTGGTCGGACGAAATCCCTCTAGTAGCCCGTGTAGCCTTTTACGCAAGTCCTCTCGCTCAATGATGCGTCCTTCAGTGCCACTCCCACTGTGAGTGTCATCGTAGCAGTCAATGATGAGGCGTATTTTGAGGCGAGCTTCGCCCATCTGGCTCTTACCAGCTAGTTCACTCCAATCAACCTGCTCAAGGTCGATCAAGACGGCTGGATAAGTGATCGGGTACATCTCTCTCCCATCATCATCGATAACCTCCAGTTGACCGTAGTCCTCGTCAACCAAGCTGAGCTCTGGTAATCCCCCTGCTACATGCTGTATTATGGGTAAAATAATATACTCCATAGTTATTCTTTGAGTGCGTTGTCGCTAACCTTGTTAATACTCTTGATGATCTCTTCGTTGATTCGCTCGCGTAGCTCCTTACTCTCGCCGATGAATTGGCGCTTGGGCATACGCACCTTGATCATCAGCTTGTCACGTGCTCCTAGCGCTATGCGCTTCCACTTCTCTGCTGCCTCTCCCCCCTTGTCTCCTCCTGCGTGGTAGTACTGTGCCCAGAAATACTTACGCATCTTTGGTGTGACCGTAGGATTGGATATGAGCATGCCGCCCTCATTGTGAATGCGGGCGTAAGCAACGGGGTTGTAAACCAGTACAGATGCCCTACTCGGCACAGCTTCGATACTGCTCATTAAGTGGTTGCGTGCAGAGGTAAGCGTACGGTACTGAGCTGAGGTGCTCGATCCCCCCTCTCGCTGGGCACGCTGCCATGGGCGTAAGCCTCCATCGACGAACCCCGACTGTCGGAAGTTGTTCCTGAAGTGCTGCTTAGCCATAACCGCCACCTTGCGCGGTAAGACCACGTTAATCTCCTTCTCGTACTCTGCGGTGAGGCGGGCAATGACCTTAACGAGTTTAGCGGATTGCATTTACATATATATTGATTATATTTGTGGTATCCCGAAAGGGGGAGGAGAGGGGTCGTAAGATTCCACTCCGATATCCACAGGGGGCTGGAGCTTGTTGCTTCAGCCCCTTATTTTATTTTGATAATCTCACGGCTGGGGAATATCTCCAGTTCTTCGGGGGTATCCATCCAGAAGAAGTAGATCGGCTTATCCTTAAGTAGCTTCTGCGTTTTGAGGCAGGTCGTAAGTTTATCGTATGCACGTCCGCCTCGCTCCTCTAAGCGCACAACAACCGTCTTAGCTCCCTGGGAGCTGAATGCATACTTGAGCTGCTCCTCGATAGCGCCTCCCTGCTTGCCTGAAAAACACTTGATCTCACAGCTGATCCCATTTAGTAAGATATCGTAGGTTTTTCCCTGTGTTCGACCGCTCTCCCCAAGGTAGACTATTGCGAACCCATGCTTGGCCATGACCTTAGCCGTCTCCAGCTCCTTGATGAATTTCTTTCGCTCGGTAGAGTTTACCTTGCCTTCCTTGATCCTTAAGCGCTCCGTCACGACGTACCCTCCTGAATCCGAAATAAAGGTGTGCTCCCATCGGTCAAGGGGGTACTGCTCGCTGAGCTTGGCCTGGAAGATCTTAAGATCGACATGCGGGCAATTATGGCAGTCCTTGACTCGATTAGAGAGGTGCTTACGCACCCACCCCTTAATACCCTTAGAGGAGTAGAACGGGCACTTGGCGCAGCTCTCGGGATAATAAGGATGCTTATCGGTGATGAGCCCCTTATAGGCGGGGTTTCCCTCAAGCCCGCGCTGTGCCTGATGCTCTGGCTTTGCAGCCTCCTTGCGCTCTTGTGGATCGAGACGCTGCACATCAGCATCGGTGGCGTCTAAAGAGCACTTACAGTTCCACCGATCACCTGGCCGATGCTCTTGCCAGAAGGGGTCATCCACGGGGAGGATGACGGGCTTCGACCAGAATACCTGATGGCTTGACTCGGGAGATACCGATGTGGTAGGCATCCACTGTAGGTTGGGGAAGATGTCCTTATTGGCCTCGAATTCGAGCCAGTCGGCCGCCTGATGAGCACGTATGACAGCGGTGTCGTACTCGGTGCGAAGCCACGAGCCTACCTGATGGCGAGCGATGGGTGCAACAGCCTTGCGCCACTCCTCGAAGGAGCGGAGCTTCCCGTCCTCCCCGATGAGTCGCTCTGCCATCTTTGTCCCCATTGCGTGGGTTTTGAATGCGGAGAACACCTCATTGGAGTGCCGTATGCTGCGCAAGAAGCTCTCTTCATGCGTAGGAGGGGTCTTGCTATCCGACAGCCCAGAAATAGTCCCTGAATTCATCACGCGCAGCACCTCCCTCCACGCTGTTGGCTCGATGTCGTTAGAGACATCAAATCCATCGTATATCTTTCGGAGGAAGCCCTCCATCACCTCGGGGGAGAATACCGCCTCGGGAGGTGTAGAGTTGCTTATGGATGAGCAAGAGGCGCAGGGACAACCATAGTAGAGCTCGTTGATCAGAAGTCGTTGTCCGCCCCGAGAGGAGTCTCCCCTGGGGCTAAGCCGAAAAAACGAGCAAGGCTGTCTTTGATGGACTTTTTCCCCTTTGCGTCCTCCCTCGAAGGTCCTTCTGAGGACGTTTTGTCTCCCTTCGAAGGCTCTTCAAGCGCTTCGGCAATCGCCCTGCGATGTTCTTCCTTAATAGCCATCTGCTCTTCGTAGTCATCGGGCTTCTTGATCCCCATCGTTTCATACATCTCGTCAGGGTCGAGAGGTAATCCGAGCTGTTGAGCCTTGAGGTAGAGGTCTGCGCGTTGCGATGGATCGTGTCGCTCTCGCTTGGCGTAGACGAACTCTCCCCCCGAAACGTTAAAGCCGAGGTTTTCAAAGATCGGCAGGAGGTAGTAGTTGAGCACGTCGAGGATTGCGAAGCAGTCATCCTCGTTAACCTCCTCCTCAACCTCCTTGTGTACGGTGCCAAGAGCCTGTGTTCCCGTGCTGCTGGCGTCTGTAGTCAGCGTATTGCCGAGTACACGGATAGAGATAGCGCGGTCCCAATAGTCTGTAAAGCTCTTGTAGAGCTCTGATGAACCCGATTTGTTACCAGCCTCGATGATCTCCATGTTGCTTTCCTTCGGCATGATGTAGACAGCGCCTACCCCCTGTCCCATGGCATCCTTGAGCACGCGACGGCGGGTCTCCTCGTCTCCTGCGTCATAGGTGTACTTTCGGATCGGGATGCCAAAAAGCTCACAAAACTTCGCCCAGTCACCGATATTGTTGCGCTTGTAGAGTATGGCGGGCATCAACTCAGCAAGAATGCCTAGAGAGCGCTCCTTACCAACGAAAAGCATGTTATCAAACTCCTCAATGCTCCGCCCTTCGGTGTCATTCTGGGAGCGAAGTAAGCGTTGATTGATCGGATCGTAGTGCTTGCGAGGGATCAGGTCATAGCGTAGACGCCCTTCTTCGTCCAGGTAGAACTGGAAGAGCGAGTAACCCCAGAAATCAGCCATGATGATATCCTTTCGCAGCTCTTTCATCCAGGGCGAGGCAAGCTGTCTGTTCAGCTCGTCATCGGGGACCCCGTCTCGCTGGAACTCAATAGGCAGTTTTGTAACGCCTCTGAGTCGCTTGGCCACAACGCCACTAAGGTGAAGGTCCAGGAAGGCTGACTCATACATGTCGTAGAGCTGCGTACGATAGCTGAAGTTGATGCTTGACGCCGCTTTAATGCTACGGATATACTTGTTGATGTCGAAATAGAACAGCTCAGGGGCAGAGAGAATAATGTCTGCCTCTTGTACAGAGTCTCCCCCCGCTATAATGCGGCGCGAGGCTTTAGTTGTTGACTTGCGTGCCATTGCTGTCAAGGGTGTAAGGTGTGAGATCTACTGCTTGCTTGGCTGTCCAGCACTCGGAGAGACACTGCTTGATGTGGCCAAGCGCGGAGAGGATGAAATGCTTGTATTGATTGAGCGTGGAGACCTGATAATAGTAGGCCTCATCCTCTGTGAGCCCCATCTTGATGATTGTCGGCAGATTCACGCCATCAAAGAGCTTGGCGAAGGTGAATTCTCCGAGGAAGTTGCGCTGGTTGGTCTCGTCGAGCCATACGTGGCGAGTCACGGGTGTCTCCTCCAGCGTCGTGTAGCTGAAGCCACGAAGCACCCGATCGTCGCAGAGATCGTTGTATGGGCGGTAGATGACCTCCGCCACCTCATGGAGAGATGGTCGGTGGTCAAATACTTCGGTGAGATAGGTGTACTGCTTTGGAGCTCCCTCTTCGCTGTCGATCTCCTGGAGGTCGTAGGCGATGAGGTAGCGCTCATTGAGCGGATCAATGCAGTAGAGGAGCTTACCGCTCATATAGGGGTTGCCGCTTTGGCGATCTGTCGTTACCATTTGCTGAGGTCTGGTCTTTCGTCAAGTAGGAACTTATAGTGCTTGAGCTTGCGGAGCTCTTCGGGAGAGGAGGCTTTGATCACCTTTCCGCGGAAGATGGGGACTATAAATTGTCGTGTCCAGTCCCATTTGGTGTAAACCCCACCGTCGGCATACCTACCCCATGCCTCGTGGTTTGTTGAATACACCTCGTTGTCGTTGAGGAGCTCGCCAAAGAGGTTGCGCATGGCGCATCCTACATTTTGACTCCCCCCATTCTTTCTCGTGACAATGTCCATATATCGCCCACCTACGACTTGGAGTACTGACGTCTCCAGTGCATACTCTTTGCGTTCGTATTTGCCGAGCGGGTGAATGCGACGCTCAACGCCTCCAAAGTGCCTCCACTCTCGCATCCATACAAGGGCATTGTAGTGATCACCTATGCTTGCATGATCTCTTCGCGTGGTGACAGCACCACGCACAGCATCGTGCTTGGAGTGCGCGCAGTAAACACCTTCTTTCGTGTATGTCGACAGAGAGAGAATGAACGAGCTGGGCAGCCAGATATAGCCGAAGGCGGTGGGATAAGGGCACTCCTTGTAGATGGGGTTGCGCTGCCCATCCTGCACGATGACTCCAGGGCGTTCGGAAATCTTACCTTGGAGGTTGCGCGCCGTGGTTCCTGCCATACCCGCCTCGGGTAATGAGAAAAAGCCCTTGAAGTACGCCTCGCTATCGGTAGATCCGTCTCCCCATCCATAGATATCTCGCAGTTTGAAGTTGCCGTGATGTGCCCAGAGGAGGTTACGGAGGTCCTTGTACTCCTCATAAGAGAGCTGGTCGTACATCGAATGCAGAAGCATGAACTTGTACTGCATTTCGCCCTGCTTGCCGAGCCTCTTCCTCTCCCCAATAGTCATCTCGGGGAGGCTTTCGCCCTCTTGCCAGTGCATCGGAACAGCTGATATAAAGGCCTCCTTATGCTCTTGCCAGTGGGGCTCCCAATCGGCAGGGTTGGATGAGTTCGTCAGCCATATTTCCATCTCCGAGTCGATGAATTCGGTGAGGACAGAGGTGTAGAGGTAGGCTGCGCCGTGAGGGATGCTTGCAACGTAGTCCAACACAAAGAGTGGATACTCGTTGTTCGAGAGTCGAATGACCTTGAGGATCTTACCATCGGCATCTGTGAAGACCGCTGAGATCATGCATCCGCGCTCCCACCTAAATCGATCGGCATAGGGCTCTGGCTGGAAATATCCTTGGTGCTTGACTTCGTCTTTGGGGTCGTCGGAGTTGCTGTATCCGTTGTTACACAGGGGGAATTTCACCCGCTTATACCCCTTGACAGGCACCTTGATGTACGAGTAGAGGTTGCAGGCATTCTCGTTGGTGTAGCCCGCGCGGTACTTGTAGATGCACTCAGAGATGTTCTTGCCTTCCGACCCCTTAGGACAGCGGATATAGTGCTGTAGCACGGGCTTCAGCTTGCTCTCAATCGCTTTCAGGTCATAGAGCTTCCCTTCTGGACGGCGAGGCTCATCGAGGAGCGAACTATACACCTGGTAGTCGGTGCAAGTGTCTCCATCGTGGATGCCTTTATACCAGTAGTGTGGCTCGTTCACCCAAATTCCACCCTCTTCGGCGTCGGCTAGGTTGGTCGGCGTAGAAAGATCTCGTGTGAGCCCATCAGCGTAGTAGCCGAAGTGGTCATCCCTGAGCGGATAGACCACCATCTCTCCGCGCTTCTCCTCGCGACCGCGCCAGCGATGGCGGGATTTGAAGATGCGCAGAAGGTGTCCAGACGGCGCGTAGGGCTTGTTAAAGCCGAATCCTGTCTGATTGTCGTGGTTGAACCATCTATCCGTGGCTAGCACCTCCTGGGGGAAGCCCTGCTTATCCACCGTGCGGTTGACGTACCCGACAATCGTGTACTCGGGCTGTCGGATGCTGAGCTCGGGGAAGTGAGCAGCGAGCTTGTCGTACTCGACATCTGAGATGAATTGCGTTAGGCGGTACGTTCCTACGAGCGCACAGGTCGTGGTGAGGGAGCCCGAAGCGGAGATCCCACCCTTGGTGAGGAAGCGGTTGAGCCAAGCGACATCCCCCGTGCGGTCAATACCAACGATACGCAGGTGCGTGACGGCACTGAGCTGCTCCAGGAGAGCCTCCCAATCAATAAGCGGACACGCCTCGTGCCAGAGTCGCGTGACTGCCCCAGAGTTTAGACCTACGAGCCCCTCGGTAGTGAGCTTGGGGAGGTAGCGTAGGCGAAGCGTTGTGAGCGTATCGGGCACACGAAGCTCTGTGATGGGAGCACCGTTAGCTAGTACAATATCTGTAAGCACCGTGTTCGATGCGTCTAGCTTCTTCAGGCGAGGGTTGCCCGTGAGGTCGAGCGAACGGAAGGATGGCGAGCGTAGTCCTGCCACACTCAGCTCCTCAAGCACACGACATGCACCCACAGTGACCGCCGTGAGGGTGGTCTGACCTGTGGTACATGAGACGTTGAGCTTGGAGAGGCGGTAGCACTTGTCGAAGTTCGCCGTACCGACGATGTAGGCACTCACATCGGAGAGGTCAAGCTCCGCCATACGACTTGCGCCGTAAATATTCTGCGGGTCGTTGACGATGAGGTCGATGTCCAGCTCAAGCGACACCTGAGATCCCGTGCCGTCAGCTCGCACGCCCGAGACATGGGGGGCCTTAGAGGTGTAGCCATAGCCAAAGTAGTAGCGCTCGCTGGCCGTGATGCTGATGCGCTTGCGGTCGGAGCTAAACTGATGGGCAAAGTAGAGGCGCAGCGCATCGGCTCGATACGTACCCGCCAGGTGCTGGGCGTCGAGCAGTGCAAAGCGGTCGTTGATCATCGCCGTGCGGTGAGCGTAGCGTGAGCCCTGCAGACAGTAGAGGTAGTCAATGCCGCTTGCCGTATAGGGCTGGAGGTACTTGTACTCACCGTCCTTGTTGTACGCGCGCTCAGACCAGTTCCTCATGAAATTGCCGTTGAGCATCTCCAGTACGCGCTCCTTACTCATAGTAGCGCGGATCTTCTGCGCCGTCTCGTGGAGCTTGTCGGGGAGAGCCTCTCTGACGAGTTGCCAAAGGAGGGAGTCGTGCCCAGCATAGGCGTAGGAGCCGATCGTCTCGTCGAAGGTGTTCTC